ATCGGGAGAGGTTCGTTCACACACCTTCAACCACGAAAAGCGTGCGCTGGTTCCAGCAACCGCAACCGTCCCAGTAGGTTTCCTAGACCAGGTCTACGGCCTTGCTCGTCTAGTCGGCCCAATGCTGGACGTTTCCGACGTGATTACCCGTACTTCGGGCGAGTCACTTCGCATCCCTACTTACACTGCTTACTCAACTGCAACCCAGTACGCAGCAGGTTCCGCAATTGCAGAGTCCAACCCAACCTTCGACAGCGTTCTACTTGCGCCTAAGAAGATTGGTTTCACGGTTCAGATTGCAAACGAGCTTCTCAGCGACGCAGGATTCGACATCGAGTCCGTAATCGCAGAGCAGGCTGGTAACGCAATCGGTTTCAAGATCAACGACCTTGCAACCGTAGGAACCGGCTCGACCGAGGTTGAGGGAATCGTCGCAGCAGCAGGTTCCGGTGTTACCGGTGGCACAACCACCTTCACCGCTGACCAGCTCATCGACCTTCAGTTCTCACTCGACGGAGCAGCTCGTCGTCTACCAGGCGTTGGCTACATGGGCAACACCTCAACCGTAGGCGTTATGAGGAAGCTAAAGGACGACAACAACCAGTACCTCTACACGGTAAACGTGGGAGCGCCTGACAACTTTGCCGGATTCCCAATCTTTGAGAACCCAGCAATGGCAGACGTAGGCACTGGTGCAAAGTCCGTTCTATTCGGTCACTTCCCAAGCTACAAGATCGTAACCACCGGTCTTGAGGTAGCAACTTCGTCAGATGCTTATTTTGCAAATGATGTCACTGCCTATCGTTTCACATACAGATTCGATGGAAAATTGACGCATGCTAGCCATGTAAAGTATCTGGTACACGCTTAGTCGTTACCACAAAAGCCGACTGGCTCTCCGTTGTAGGTTGCGGAGGGCCAGTCTTTTTTTGCTAGGGTTTACCTATGGCAACCTACAAATTCAAAGGCGCAGTCTCACTTGCGTCAAACTCAATCGGTTCATCTACCGGCTACGGCGTGCAGGGCAAGTACCTAGCGGAGAAACTTCTCAAGCATGGCGTAAAGGTGGCTAACCTATCTAACTACGGCCTCGAAGGTCGAGTAGACACAATCCGCACAAAGCACGGCGACGTAAAGCATTACCCTCGCGGTCAAGTTCTTTACAGCGAAGATGTCATGCAGCTTTGGCATAAGGACTTTACTAAGGCGTTTCCCGAACTCAAGTCCTATCTATTCACGCTCTACGACGTATGGGTTTACAACAACCTAAAGTTCGATGGGGAAATTATTAGCTGGGTTCCGCTCGATCACATCACGCTGCCACCGCTAGTTGCTAAGTTTCTACTTCGCGACCAGGTAACGCCTATCGCTATGAGTCCTCACGGCAAGCGTCAGCTAGACGAAGCCGGCATCGACTCGACCTACATTCCTCACGCCGTTGATACCAAAGTATTCAAGCCAACCGATACTTATGAAGGAATACCAACCCGAGAGTATCTACAAGTGCCCGAGGAAGCCTTCCTAGTCTCGATGGTGCAAGCAAACAAAGCCAACGGTCAAATCCACCGAAAAGCTCTGGCCGAGCAGTTCCTCGCGTTCGGAATGTTCCGCAAGCAATACCCAAACAGTTATCTCTACCTGCACATGGAGCCAAACAAAGCATTCGGCGGTTTCGACTTGCCTAAGTTGCTCAAGGCTTGCGGACTCGATCAGAGCTGCGTTTTGATGGCAGATAGCGACATCCTGAGAACGGGATACCCACAGGAGTTCCTCAGTGCCGTCTACACGGCCTCGGACGTGCTTCTAGGGTGTTCCTATGGTGAAGGCTTTGGCGTGCCCGTAGTAGAGGCTCAGGCGTGCGGAACTCGCGTCATCACCTCGGGATTCGCTGCTACGCAAGACCTAGCAGGGCCGGACTCGTGGATTGTAGGCGGGCAACCATTCTGGGACGAGGCGCAGCAAGCGTTCTTCTCAATCCCGTTCGTGCAGTCAATTGTCGAGGCACTCAAAGAAGCGCAAGATGCACCGAAGGGCGCATCGCAGGAAGCCATAACATTCGTCAAGCAGTTTGACGTGGACTTCGTTTGGGATAACTATTGGAAGCCCTTCTGGTCGGAGAGATTTCGTTGATTCCAGTAGTCGGGTTTGCAACCATAACGCGCTTTGATTTAGCTGAGCGACTTATGGGTTCTATAGATTACCCAGTTGATCACTTAGTCATTGTCAATAATTCTGGCACACAAACTTGGCAGCCTGAAAAACCAAAGCTAGTAAACCATCTCTGGCATCTTGAGGTTCCATTTGGACTTGGCTTAGTTGGAGCATGGAATTTGATTATCAAGTCCACGCCTTACGCGCCTTATTGGGTTTTGGTAAATGATGATGCTTGGTTTGCAAGCGGAGCACTAGAAACCATTGAGCGCGAAGTTGATACTGAGGCATTGAATTTCGTACACATTGAACAAACACCTTGGGCAGCACCTATCTTTGGAGAAGGTTGCGTACGTCGCGCTGGTCTTTATGATGAAGCGTTCTATCCGATTTATTTTGATGACAACGATTACGAACGCCGTATCACGAATGCGGGAGTGGAAATCAAACAACTAAGTGCCAGGATTCATCATGAACCAATGACTACCCGTCAAAATTTCCTACAACAAAATGCTAGGACTTGGGTAGCTAATGAAAATAGATACAGGCGCAAGATTGCTGAGGACGACTACAGCGTTCACGGCTGGAGCCTAGATGTGCGAAGGGAAAATAGATGGGACTGAAAATCTATACTGGCGGAACTTTTGACTTGCTACACGCCGGTCACGTAGAGCTATTACGGAAGTGCAAAGAACTAGGAGAAGTGACCGTCGCACTCAATACCGACGACTTCATAGAGAACTACAAACGCAAGCCGCCGGTGATGACATACCAAGAACGTGAAGCCGTATTGCTTGCTTGCCGATACGTAGATCGTGTCATTCCAAATCACGGAGGTCTTGACTCTAAGCCGTCGATACTTGCAGTCAAACCAGACCTGATAGTAATCGGCTCGGACTGGGCTAAGAAAGATTACTACAAGCAAATGCAATTCACTACAGATTGGCTAGACCAACATGGCATCGGCTTAGCGTACGTACCCTACTCATGGGGCATTAGCTCAACGGAAATCAAGCGACGGATAGCGGTAGACTAGAGACATGGCCATTACTAACGGATACTGCACGCTTAGTGACATCAAGGCTGCACTACGTATTACCGACTCCGTAGACGACGCACTACTAGAGCTAAGCGTAGAGGCTGCAAGCCGACAGATCGACGGCGCGACTGACAGAATTTTCTACAACGCCGGAAGCGCAACTCGCGTATTCCTGCCGACCGATCCTTACAGTTGCGAGATTGACGACCTCGCTACACTGACAACCCTCAAGACTTCTTCGGCTGCCGACGGCAACTTTGACGTGACTTGGGAGACAACCGATTATGAGTTGCATCCCTTGAACGGAAAAGTCGGCGGAGCCTACTCGCCTTTCACCGACATCAAAGCCATCGGTGATTACCTATTCCCAATCTGGACAACCTCGACGACTAACAGCAACGAAGCTACAGTCCAGGTCACTGGAACTTGGGGATGGACTAGCGTGCCGGTTGCAATCAAGCAAGCGACAATCCTTCTAGCCATGAGGCAGTTCAAGCGTTACGACTCACCGCTTGGTGTAGCAGGGTTTGGCGACCTCGGTGCAATCCGAGTCGGCAAGCTCGATCCAGACGTGGACGCTTTGGTTATGCCTTACAAAAAGGTCAGCGCAGCCTAATGCCAACCATCACTCAGATTCGCGACGGCATCGCTACTAACCTGCAAACTATTAGCGGGCTAAGAACGTCGGCTGAGGTTCCAGATAGTCCTAACCCTCCGCAGGCCGTAGTGCAGATGGGCAACGTCTCATACGACACGGCATTTCAAGGCGGACTTACAACCTACTCATTCATAGTTTCAGTCATCGTTGCAAGGGTGACTGAGGGCCGAGCGCAGGAAAGGCTAGATGCCTATGCCAGCACCTCGGGAGCATCATCCGTAAAGGAAGCAATTGAGTCCGACCGAACCCTCGGCGGAGTCGTTGCAGACGTGCGCGTAGTCGAAATGACAAACGTTGGTGCGGTATTATTGGGTGAGGCAACTTACATAGCCGCAGACTTTGCGGTTACAGTTTACGCAGAATAAAGGAGAAACTCGTGGCCAAGTTCGTAGCAACTGACTACAGCATCACGATCAACGGGTCAGACTTCAGCTCAAGTTTGGCCGCAGTTACCCTCGACATCACAGCCGAGGAACAGGACACAACCGCATTCGGTTCTGGCTTCAGGACTCGCATCGGTGGCCTAAAGGACGGTTCGGTTACTTTGGACTTCCACCAGGACTTCGGTGCTGCTTCAGTAGACGCAACCCTATTCCCACTACTGGGAACTCAGGCAACCGTCGTAGTCAAGCCAACCAGCGCAGCAGTCGGAGCAACCAACCCTACCTATAGCGCAACCTGCCTAGTAACCCAGTACCAGCCATTCGCCAGCAACGTAGGCGACTTAGCTACACTTAGCGTTACCTGGCCAACCAGCGGATCGGTAACTCGCGCAACAGCATAAGGAAACTAAATGCAAACGAACCTACACATTACTTACGCTGACGGCACGAAGAAAACCGTTGCAACTGCACCAGCAGACATCGTGGCGTTTGAGGAAAAGTTCGACCTGAGCATTGCTCGGATCAACGATAACTTCAGAATGACTCACCTTTACTTCCTTGCTTGGCACGCTGAAAAGCGAACCGACCAAACGAAGCTAGAATTCGACGCATGGGTAGATACCCTTGAGGGAGTCGAAGGCGACCCAAAAGCATAGAGCCGCTTGGTGAGGATTCTTATCATTGGCGCATAGCTTGGATGGCGGTCGAAACGGGCATTAGTCCGCTAGACCTCATCCAGCTAGAGCCGAGAATGTTCTGGACGCTTAGCAAGTACCTCGAGTTCAAAGGCCAACGCCAAACGCGTAAGAGGTAAACTTATAGCTAAGGAGCGTGCGGATGATTATTCCTAGTGTTAATGCGGAAAAAATCCGCGAGGCGATCAAGGAACTAAGGGAAGTAGACCCGAACCTAGTCAAAGAACTTCGCAAAGAACTCCGTAGCAAAATCTCTCCATTCGCTCGCCAGGTAGCAGATAACGTTCCTACCGATCCTCCATTATCAGGATTCGGCAATTCAGGTTCGACTGGATGGTCAGACGTAGTTCCTAAGATTTCATTCACTCCAGGTCGC